ATTGGCGGGGGCTTTGACCTTGCCGCCGCCTTTGTAACGGCGTTGGCGCACGGCGGTGTCTCGGATGAGGTCCTTCATCACGTCGGGGTCTGAGGCGTAGATGCGGTCAACCTGATTCAGCATCACCGGACGCCCGGTCGCAAAGCTACCCTCTTCAAAGGAGCGCTGCCACGGCACGCTGAGCCCCACGTCCTCATCGGGCAGGAGGCGATTACCCCGCCGCAGCTGCGCACGCAGGATTGGAAGTTGCGCGGCCAGCTCGGGGTCCTGCCCCAACATCTCGAGCAGGTCTTCGCGCTTGGCGAGGGCCAGCTGCGGGTCGGAGTAGAAATACGCCCCACCCACGTGCGCCGGTGCGTAGCCCTGAATGTTACCCGCGCCGACGTCACGGTTGGTCAGTGCGCCGGTTTTCAAAATGCCCGGTGTGTCCTGCGTAATGTGCCAGCCCGTCACCTCCGGCCCGGCAGGTCGACCTATGTTTACGTTGAGGTCAGCTTTGCCGAGCTCCTCGAGCCGGCGCACCTTGCGCACCTCGCGGTCGATCATCTCGCCGAGGGACTTTACACCTTTCGCGCCCTTCACCACCCCGGCCACCGGCGGAAACGCCCCGAGGGCTTGCGCCAGTCGGAACAGCTCGCTGGGGTTGGTGGGTTCGGCGGGTTTCTCGCCCATGAACCCGCGCACCACGTCGCTCAACGCTCCGGCGGAACCCTCGCCGTAACCGGGCAGGTCTGACGCCCGACGCTTAGGGGGTTTGCCGCCCTCGTTCATGCGCACCGCGCCACCGGCGGCCATTTTGTTAATACCGCCGAGCTTGTCAGCTAATTGGTTGAACTCCTCTTTAGTCATGTATTCACCTACCCCTACCGAATCTAACATCTCGGGGGTAAATGTATCCACGTAATCGCTTTTTCGAATAAGACCAGTATTCCGCAAATCTCCAACATCTGACCATTGCCCCGAGCGCACAAAGTCCTGCACAAAGGGTAGGTACTCGTCTTTGGGGGCGCGGTTGGCTTTGCCTTTGATTTGGACGATCTCGTCGGGCAACTTCACGTCGCCGTTCATGCGTGGCTCGATGATTCCGGGCCGGACCTCAACCGTCACATGCGGCTCGCCCTTGGCGTCGCGCAGCGAGTAAATGCGCGAGCGGCCCTCTTGCACATCCGGGCAGTAGCCCCCGACGCAGTGGCCCATCACCTCGCCTTCGTACTTGAGGGATTCAGCCAAAGACTCATCATGCTTTGCTGCTTGACGCAGTGCGGCTTCTTCACCTGCGCCGGTGGTCAGGTACCATTGGTATTTAGCCTTTGCTTCGGGCGTTAACTGGTCGGCTGATGTAATCTCGGGAGTGCGTAACTCAACCCATCGTAGCCCTCGCTGATTAGGCTCGGTGGTGCCGGGCACCGTGTCATACGCTTTGTACTCAACCGTAGCTGCGTTCTTAGACCGCTTGAGGTCAGCCGCCGCCTTTTGCTCGGCTCGCCACTTGTTGATCTTGTCGACCAGCTCGACAGCCTGCGGCACCGTGACCTTCTGCAACTTCTCGGGGCTCAGCTGCAACGACCTCGGCAGGCCCGAGTCGGGGTCGGTGGCGTTGCGTAGCTCGTCGATAAGGTGCTTGAATCCAAGACCCTCTGACAGCGGCATGCCTCGATTTAGCTCATAAGCCAGGGCATCAGGATTCTGAACGGCGTACTCACCGCCGAGCTGACGCAACGTCTCGGGAACGTCGATCTGAGCCTCATTGACCGACATTGGTAATTTTTCTCGGTAAGGTCCGCCTCTGATCGTGGCGTCCGCGACATCCTCCCAGCTTTGCGCCAACGGAGAGGTTGCGGTGGGCTCGGTGGGCATACCAAGCATTTCACGGTTCGTATGGGCGGAAACTGCACCGCCTCGCGGTGTAAAGTGAAGGATCTCGCGCTCGGCCAGTGCCCGCACCGGGTCCTCAGGTGTGCCTAGCTCATTACGCACGTATTTGCCGAGCTTGGTGTCGATCCACTTGTTGAGGGCCATCTTTGGTAATACATCTGCGGCCTCATGCGGCATTAAGTTCTGGCCACGTTCCGCGTATCCCGCTAACTCTGGGTCAACGGACTTTTTAAGCGGCCCGAGCGCTCGCTCAACCGACCCGGCGAGCCAGTTGCCGCCTTTGGGCTTGATGACCGCCGCGCCGGGTAGCGCCCCCACGCGGGACAGCGTTGAGGCGGTCGCGAACGGGGTCAACGAGCCAAACAAATCACCGAGCACGCTGGTGGCTTCCCCGGCGCGGTAGGCGCTTTCAAGACCCGTAGCATCAGGCTCCATGACGCTGCGGCGCTGGTTAGCGCCCGCAAAGCCGCCGATGAACTCAGCCGGGTAGCGGATTCCGGGAACAGGGGCCACGCTACCCCGAGTCGGGGCGGCCGCAGTAGCGCGTTGAACCCCCGGAGGTAGTTTTAAGCGGCGTTGAGCGCGGAGCTCTTCGAGTTCCTCGGGGCTGGGAGGCAGTAGGCTAGGCGGCATAGGGGTTCACCTTGGGTCCGGTGTAGTCCGGCGAGTCGTTGAGCGCGTCTATGTAATCCTCGGGGTCGTAATCATCGCGCGGCGCGGGGTCAATGTTGAGCCAGCCGGCATCGCGCATGTACCGCAACGCCTGGCTGAAAGCATCCACAAAGTCGTCGTGCGTCGCGTTCGGGAAGCTACAGATCTGCGTAATCATGCCCTCGGCCCAATCCCGTACGTAGCCGGCGCGCACACTCGACTCCGGGATGTAGACTCGGCCAGCGCGCACGATGTTGGCGACGATGCTCAGGCGCTGGATCTTATCGGCCTTGCCGGGGTTGTAGGCCCGCACCGGCACATGCGCACGCTGCAGGTCTTGAATGAGCACGATGCCCGCTGCTTTGTCCTCAACGAGCACGAGGTCGACCTTCTTCAGGTTGCGCCCCTCGCCGAAGACAATGTCGTACTCGTCGATGACTTTGGGTTTGAGATCGGGGTACTGTAGGTGATCCTGCCACGCGTCGATGACCAGCACGCTCATGGGCCCGTCCAGCGGCTTGAACACTCCGAAGGTGATCGACGCTGTGGGGTCGTTGTGCGTCTTCTCCGTATACGCGCAGTCGTACGACTGAACGATGAACTCCAGCTTCGGGAGCTCTTTCTCCGCTGGCCAGAGCTTGAACCACTCCCGCTTGACTATACCCCCTTCTTCCGGGTCGATCACTTCGGCGTGGATCTCCTGCCGGCCGAGGTTGGTACCCTCGTACGCTAGGATCTGCGCTTTGAAGTTGTCACTCAAGTTATCCACGTTCGCGTACGTGCTCGCCGTGGTCAGGGTGACGTCGGTGCCTTCCCGGCTGATGAGGTCAACAATCAGGTCGCGGGGTTTAGGGGTCGTGGTGATGAGCAGGCGGGACTTCATATCGGGCAGCTTGAGGCGCACACCGAACTGAATCTGGTCCCACGCCTCCTGCAGGTACTCCCACGCCGCCAGCTCGTCGCACCACCCGCCGTGAAATTGCGGCCCCCGGAACCGCTCAGGCTCCGAGGCCGGAATGCCTTTTATCAATGAGCCATTAGTCAGCTTCAGCTCGTGTAGCGCTTTGTTGTACTCGCTGATGAGCACCTGCGGAATCACGGTGAGCAGTCCGCTGTCGCCCTCAAAGCAGGTGCCACGCACATCGGCCGAGGTCGGCCCCGCGACTAACCACCGGGTCTTCGGGTAGGTCCACGCCCACCAGCCGACCTGCTCAGCCGCCGTACGGGTCTTGCCTGCTCCTCGGCCGGCCAACATGAGCCATATACTCCACCACTGCCCCACGGGGAGTATCTGATGCCGATGGGCCTGGCTGAGCCACAACGCTCGCCAAGCCCACGCCGCCTGCCGCTCCGGGGTGAGCTGCTTGAACTGTTGGCGTAGCTGCGCATCCTGCAGCAACCCCGCCAGCGCTGCGCTGTCAGTCGCGCCCACCGTCTTCGGCCTGACGTTTCAATTCAAGATTGTTCAGAATCTGATCAAACACGCTCAGCTCGACCTGCACCGGGCCGCCCTCAGCGCCGGTGTGCTGAGTGGTCAGGCGGTCGCCGTACACTTTGGGCAGCATCTTGCACAACTTCCACTTCAGGGTGTCGATCTGCAGCCGCTTGTGCGCGATGACGTCCGAACTGAGCGGCACCAATACCCGGCGCGTCAACGGCTCCCCCCGCTCGTTGCAGAGCTGCTTGCCGTCGGCGTCCAACTCCGGCACAAGCGTATAGGTGTGCGTCTCGGCCGCCAACTGATCGATCTTATCCCCGAGCAGCAAGTAACCAGTTTCCCGCGCCTGCGTGTACTGTCTCCCCCATCCTTCGGGATCTTTCTGAGCCCACCCGAGCACCGTATCCGGCGAGGGCGCTCCCGGCCCCACCGCCGCACACGCCTCATACAGACTCGCCCCCGCACTCAAGTGCTCACACAACTTCGGCATCCACTCCGCCGGATCGTATTTACGCCGGTGGTTGTTCGGGACTCGGGACTTACTCATCTGCGCTCCAACCTATGACAGGGGTATGCGCGAGATTATAACCTCACCCGGCGACGGAAGGCAAGCCCCCCGCCAAGAACACCCCAACCGTACGCCGACCCTGCGCCTTGGGGAGCCGCTCGAGCCTGAGCCGCCCTTGGGCAATCAGCCGCTCAAGGAGCAGCTCTTTGCGTTCCTGCGAACCGCCCGGCGAGCCCTGCGCCTTGGGCACACGGGGGTAATACGTTGGCCCCAGACCCGGATTACGTTCAACCTCCTCAACCAACCACTTCATCAACCCCTCATCATCAGGCATGTGCCTGTCTTTGACCGGAGGCGGCAACTCCGCAGTCGCCAGGTACACCCCCCGCACGTGCCAGCGGCGTTTGCTGTCCGGGCCGAACTTGATCAATCCCCGGCTGAGCAACCCATCAAACGCATCGTACTTGTCGTCGGTCAGACCTCTCAACCCACCTTTGACCAATGGCCGGTGCAGGTACTCGGTCTTGGGTAGTCCGGGTTCCTGCTCAATCATCCTGAGCAGCTCCCCCGGTAGCAGTCTCTTACGTTCCTCACACCACTCCTGCGTCACCTCAATCATCATTGACTCCTCACGGTTAAAAGCCGCATTATAGCTCACAATCGTTCACCACGCTTCTAATGCAGTCACAGCTATGTTTTCAGCCATACTCAGAACCCCTCAGTGAACGGTCGTTCGTTTTCACGAAGTGAAAATAGGTACCGAACGATCAATCACTTTTCCCAATCGTTCAGACTCACCGTTCGCCCCTCGCTCTGATCGACTCCGTGTGGGGCAACGCAGTTTGCCCCCACATCCGGCGATCGAGCAACACAGTTTGCGCCCCTCCGCTATCGTTCGTTCGGTTTGATCGTTCGAACGATTACCCGAACGATCAATCACTTTCAGCCCCGAACCGACGGCCAGGCCACTCGAACCAACGGTCACAGCTAGTGCACCGAACGGTCAGGGCCGTCGAACATACGCTGCCGCACCCCAGCGGCTATCGCCAGCGTGCCGTAGCCATCAGTGCCCATGCGTTCAATCAGCCGGGCGCACTGCTCGTTCTCGGCCGCCGCAGCGGCAAACATCAACAT